TGCTTCAGTATCCCAATTGTATTCACCAAAGTTTGCAGTTTTAATAAATGCTCCTTTAATAATCCATTCACTTACTATATCACCTACAGGACCTAATACGTTAATAGTTACATCTTTCTTATAAAAATCAGAATAACCATCACGGCCTGTTACTGATTCGTGATGTAAACGTACCCATTCCATTACTGCTTGAGCACCAGAAGGAGTGATTGGATCAAATAAAGTCATTTGCATGTCTGCCCATTTAGCTTTACCTTTAATTTTACGGTAAACGTTAATGTGGTTTAATACAATTTCTCCCATTTCTACACTTACAGCAGCAATTTGCTTAATAGTGTAAGAAGGAATTCCATCTACATACATTATAAACCTGTTTGCTACTTTAGGTTCAAATGCTGTAAAAAATATTTCGTTAGGTGATAATACTGCCATTTTGTTTTTGTTTTAGTTTCTGTTGTTTATTATACGTATTTTCATTTTAAAAAATCTTCCCCTTTTCAGGGGAAGAATTTAAATTATTATGCTGGGAAAGTTGCGCCAGTTGGAGTAACGATGAAATCTAAGTAAATAAATTCAGCAGTTTTAGTAGGCTGAACATATATTTGACCTATTAATTGATTTCTATCAATTACGTCTGCTGTATTGTTTGTATCATCCATTACAACTTTAAATGCATACAAACCTTGTCTTTGTTGTACTGAAGATAAGTATGGATTAACTTGGCTTAAGAATATATTTCTTGTAGCAATTGTATTTTGTTCAAACACTAATGTGTTAGCTACTTGAGAAATATATGATTTAAGAGCAATTAACAAACGACGAACATTTACACGATCAAGAGCAGATGGTTTTTGTTGTAAGGTTTTCTGACCATATACTACAATACCTTGACCAGGGAAAGTAGCTATTGGATTAACTTTACCATTGTAAAGAGTATCACGAGTTGATTGATTTAATTTTTGTTCAACACGAATTACAGTTCCTAAACCACCACGATTAATACCTGCTGGTGCGAACCAAGGTTCAGCTACTGAGTCGTTATAAGCATATACACCTATAATCATAGTAGATGCTGGAACCCAAACGTTTTTACCAGTTCCTGGGTCAAGAATTTGACACCATGGCCAATATTCAGCAGCATATGAAGTATCACGTGATGCTGCTTGGCTAACTACTGAAGTATAAGTTGATCCGTATCCTACTGGGTCAAGTACAAAAATACTATCACCACGTTGTAAAGTATTAGATATAATTGTAGATACTGTACTAGTATGGTTAGCAAAAGCGTCAATTAAACCTGGAGTTATTAATATATTAAATCTGTAATCATCTTTGTTAGATAACAAATTAACCATGTTAGAATAGTTAGCTGCTACTAAACCTTGAGTATTACTGCGTTGTTGATATTATTCCAAAAATTAGCTCCACCTTTTACATCACCAGTAGCACCACTAAATGAACCGCTAGCTGCTGAAGGAATAGAAGAAGTATATTGGTTTTTAGCTACACCATTATTATCTAAATAATCTGGGGTTAATAAACCAACAGAATCAACATAAACATAAGATGAGTTATTTCTAAAGCTACCAGTTAATTCAATTTGATTAGTACTAGGATTATAATTATAAACATAATCACCAATTACTTTAGATACGAAATTATTTGATTTTGGGTCTAATGATAAACCTGTAAATTGTTCTAATACAATTTTACTGTTAGTTATATCATCACCTCTTCTAATTAATAAATCAAAAGTACCAGAAGAAGTACTTGGATTAACAATTTCCCAACGGATATTATTGCTTGAACCACTTACTAAAGCACCTGCAGAATCTAGTGCTCCAGAACTGTTCATAATAATACCTTTAGATATTGTTTTAAGAACAAAAGCAGGTTGAGAAGAAGCTTGAGTACTAGCGCTAATAGCAGTACTTGTAGCTGAGGTATATGAACCAGATACTACACGAGCTACTAATAACGAGTCTCCACCATTGTTAAAATAGTTGTAAGCCGCTATTGAAGTGAAATACGAATAAGTATCACTACCACTAACTAATACATCACCAAATTTATTTACATAATCTGTGTATGATGATACTAATGTAGGTAATTCTACGGGACCTTTTACAGTAGGGCCTATAATTGCTGCGCCTACAGTTACTGGTTGAGCTGATACTTGTGAGCGGTCGATTTCTCTAGCAAGTACACCAGGGGATATTAAAGTTTCTGCCATGTTTTTAGATATTTAATTTGTTT